GTTTCCCAGTCACGATCACCGTGGTGGTGATAGTCTTGTCCTGTTATAGTTGACAAGTGGGTATGGAGGCATAGCCTGTAATGGTTATGTTCAAGAGTATCGGGTATCGGTGAGCTTAAGAGCTTATCAGTATGGCCTAGCTGGTCTATCTTATTTGAAAGATGCGGATAGCGTAAGGTGAAGCTATGAAGCTGCGTTAGCGGTGGATTAATACAGTGGTAAGCGCATACAGCGGCAGTGGCTTAAACACCGACCCTAGTTACCAGCAGGCATGATGCGTGATGCTTGTGTCTGCATATAGGGTGACTAAAAGTACATGGATTGACCGTGTGCTTTTATAACCCTATGAGGAAACTATGTTTAAACTACTAACAGGTGAGGCCGCTATCCGTAAGGCTATCGGTTCTATCAACACTCGTGGTAAGAAACTGGACAAAGACATCCAGATCGCCGCGCTGTCTATCATCGCACATATTGACGCTCACAATGACGTGACGTTAGCGACTAAGCTAGTCGAAGCTATGCCGAAGGGTGCACGTACCAATGCACTCAAAGCGTACATGGAGACGTTTAGTCAGGCCGTATGGGTGATGGGCTCTAAGGACGCTCCGGCACAGTTTGCATATGACCGTAAAAAGACTACGGACATGGACGGTGCACACGCCATCATGTGGACGGAGTTCAAGCCTGAGCCTGAATACCAGCCGATTGACATCGTGGCTACTGTCACAAACCTTCTAAAGCGTATCGAGAAAGATACCGCTAAAAATGGCACTAAGTACGACGCCGGACAAATCAAGGCGCTTGAGGCTATCACGCACGAAGAGCCAGCACACTAACAGAATTTAGGTACGGGGCATAAGACAAAGCGCGCAATAGGCGCTGTACACTATCCTAGGAGCCTTGAGACACGACATCTGAGCGTGTGCGGCCTAGGTGTAACTCGGTGTACCAAATGTTTGGGTCTAGTTAACCCTTAACCCGTACCTATCTTATTTCATGGAGAATACAATGACCGTAGGTTTTATCCTATTCATGGCGTCTATCACAGTGGCCGCTTTCATATTTATCCTGCTCCGGGTGATGCCGTGGCGATGGATTATCAAGATGGCTCTTCCTATTGACGTGGTATTCAGTGTATTGATGTTATGTGGAGGCGCAGGAAGCGCCACAGGGCTTGCTGTAGCCATCACAGCGGGGTTAATGCTGTCAGTGGTACTCTATGTAGCCAAGCGGACGTACAATGGAGCTACGGTGGTTAAGAGGCGCTGGTACGTGTACAAAGAGGAGTAGACAATGCGGTATATAGCAGCAAAAGACACGTTCGAAGAATGGACAGACTATTGGGTGTCTTCTAAGTCACATAAGATTGATATTCGCGTTGGATATTCTACGGATGGGCGCGAGTACGGTTGGATAAATTATACAGGAGATGGTACATACTACAGAGAACGCGATATACCATTTAAGACCAGAAAGGCTATACTATGGGCCATAAAAGAAGGGAAACTTAAATGACATACGATTTTGACATAGTACGTCCGTACGTAAGACACCTACTGTCTACATCACATAGAGCACCTGTGAATAACACACATGTAGACCTGTTTAAACTGAACCGGGAACACGGGGTACAGACAGTTACTAACACGCTTAATGCTTATTGGGAACGCTTTGGAGACTGTGGAGAGAGGGACAAGGAATTATGATCTGGACTAACGGCCATTGGAGGCCTTACACCACACAAGAGCAATATGATTTACTGGCTATACGATGGAGAAATTATCATGCCTAACACAGAAGCAATCAATGAGTTAATCGGTTGGATACAGGAAGACCCGTACAGTTTTGATATAAGCGAATGCGATACCTGTATTATGGGATTATGGAAACAGGGGATGGGTATCGACCTAGAGTCACATGCGCAGGACGCATTCGGAGAAGCACTAGGTATATCCCCAAAAGAAACAACAGAACTGGTTATGCCAAAGGGATGGATGACATACCTATCAGAAAGGGAACACATCCCACGTACTGCCGAGGAAGCGGTGACCGTTCTGGAGCACCTGAGAGACACAGGAGAAGTGAAATGGAATTAAGTCCCGGCGCGTACGGATGCTGGATTAGGGATGATGGTACTGTTATTGAGGTTGAGGAAGAGTGTCATTCAGATCATATATGTTATGGCGCTGCCGAAGAAGCGGGCTGGATACGGGTTGTAACCGAATGGGATGGTGATACCTGTATAGGAATCCACCCATATACCGCAACAATGCGAGCTATACGGCAAATGATCCGGCTACTATCTATTAGGAAAGATGGGAACGTATATTTTGGGTATATACTTGCTCCGGGCCAACCGGAAGGCACAGTTTCCGGCCCAACGGAACACCGTGCCGCAATGAAGTGGCTGCGAGGACAATTAGAGAAACGTATGCTTGAAAAGAAACCGGAAGCCGTAGCCGGATAATTCTACGACAAATCTGATGAAAGGATTAGACTTATGTCTAGCACTGTAAAGGAAGTTACCCTGTCCAAACGTGGGTTAAGAATGGCTAAGAAGCCAATTAGTGAAGTACAGAAGATCGCCAAGAGCGGTAGCCTTAGTGCTGCTGCGGCATCATTTGAATTACAGCGCCGCAAGGGTGTTGTACGTGCAACTAACCTGTAGGAGACAGACATGAAAAACTATAATCGTAAAGCAAAGCCAAGTGACCCACAGTGCGGCCCAAACAAAGACAAGTTCTATGGGCGCGGTGCTAACATTCGCATCGTAACACCTGATGGTACAGTCGTTCAGTCTGACCCACGGGAATACAAGCGTCTATCTAAGTCTGATAGACGTGCGCTGTGTGCGTCTATTATCGCTGCATTGTAATCATGCCTGCGGCATTACAGCAATGGGGAGCCAAGGTTCCTTGGGAGATAGACCACAAACGTGGCATCACTCCTCCAATGAGACAGAAATTAAAGGTAGTTTCAGATGCACCGGGTATTCAGGTAGCGCCTAAAACGCGCCGCGACTTTTTCTTACTAGATAGTATAGCTTTAAAAGAGGTACAGCTTAGGCCTAAACCACCAATAGAAATAGCACGGCATGCTCAAATGGCCCGTAGATTAATAGACGCAGGGGAACAAGTGTTTCCGGCAATGTATGCGCAGACGGTGCTTCGTGAACCAGAGCCGAAGGAGCCTGTAAGGGAGCCCCCTCAAGAACTATTGGCTACCCTAAAGCAACAAGTAAGTGCTTATGTAGCGTCTAAAGACATGTATAATGGGAACGAAGAATATGGAGAAAACGCTAGTAGAATTAATGCTAACAACCTTGGATTAATTCATATAGGGGCGGGCGGCTACTTTAATAGTATGGTTGCTACTCCCCCGTCCTTCAAAGACTTAGTGGTAAAGATTGCTAGGAAGGGAGACGCATTTCATAAATTTGCTCGGTCTGTCTATGACGGGATACTACGTGGAAAACATTTTCCTACGTTCTATGATATTGTTGAGGAAGGCGAAATCGCCATCTATTTCATGGAGCGTTTAGAGCCATTCGACAACGCAAAAATTTTGATGGCTCTTGATGTATCAGAAATGCATTGCAAGGCGCTTGGAGTAATTACATGAGTAAATATAAACCTCTTCATATAGCATGCAAGCCACCCATGATTGGTGCACTTGTATGTGGATTGTTCGCTGTATTTGTTCCTATACTGTGGATGCAGATAGTAAACCTTATCCTCTGTATTATTCTTGTTATGGATGCTGGAGCCAGATACCGAGAATACGTTATCTTGGTTAACAAGGGCGCTCCGTGGACAGGCCGCGATATACGCTACTTTCAGTCTAGTTATTGTAGACGCCATGCGGCGGTACAGGCAGGAATGCCTAAAAAGATTTTCGATCATCTGGGCTACCGTTGGTGGCATATAACTCCAGATGAATTTCCCCAATGTTTCTTTAAGTTAGGCTTCTGGAGAAACATGTTAGGTTTAAAAAAGTCTAAGAAAAGGAGTTAAAATGAAGAGTTTACTGTGTGGGGTATTTGGAACCCTATTGTCTACCTGCGCTGCCCCGGCAGTTGCGGAGGACAGACCTACGGTTAAGTATGAGGCCAATACAGTGCCGGAATTGGTGGAGATTGTATCTCAAGCCATGCTGGATAAGAACACTCTAAATGAGTACGGGGCGTTCCTGTCCTGTGACACTAACAAATGCTGGTCTAGTGATTTTGCATATGGAGATGATCGTAGTATTAGCGGAGAAGAAAACAAGCGTATTTGGCCCAAGTATTCTCCCGATCTGGTAGTCGGATATATCCATGTGCATCCTTATACAGAGGATTGGCACGTTAACAACGAGTTTCTTGTGAATGAGTTGAATAAAATGCCATCCTCCACTGACTATTTCAGTATGGTTACTTTCGCAGAACAAGGTAAGGTATATCAACCATTCGCATTATGGATCGTGGGGCCGGATGACGTGACCCGCGAGTACCCATTACCTCGTCCATAAATTAACCCCTGTGAGGGTAGCTTAGGGCTGCTCCTTTAGCGAGACATATACCTAGTTAGACTAGCTACCTATAGGTAATTACTGCCGCTTCTGTAAGCCAACGGTGGAATGATATAGGCTATTATTAAAAATACAGATCGTACTGCACCAAGGCGAGAGCAGTCTCAAACTACCCTCACTAACAAATAAAGGACAAGACATGTCAAAACAACAGGACTTACTTCTAAAGGCTGTCGCGCGCCGCGCGACCAAGCGGCCTAGTCAGTTCAACACAGGTACGCCAGCTAAGACACGATACACTCGTGCATACTGGAAAGCCTTGACTAAGATCAGCGGTACGCCGCGTTTACTAATGCATAGGAGATAATATGCTAATCATTACGCCTGTCCAACAGGACAACCGCGCCGTACAATTCAACGGCAAACTGACTAAAGACTTATCCATGCTTATTGAAAGTATGGATTTAATCTTCGTGGATGACCTAGAAGGTACAGACATGGCAGGTACTCGCTGCTTCATTGACGGAGACGATAGTGAAGAGACTAGCGCCATATTCCCCGGAGACTATTTCGTAGTCTGTGGGCCTTTCTGGGACGTGATGTCTGAGAAAGATTTTAACATTGAATTTAAAGCAACAGAGGAATAACATGATTTCGACTAAAACAAAACTACGGTTACTGTTCTTGCGCACAGTCTCTAAAATCAACCACACAACTAACGCTGGCCTTGAGTATCTACTTACGGGCATCGTAAGTAAAATTCAGGTCACCTTGGTTAAACTAGATATTCGTCAGGACACGGCTAATAAAATCCGCGAGGAAGAGATAGCGCGTATCTACGAACAGGCAGAGGTCAAACGTAAGGCACTTAATAGAGCTATTGTAGACATGGAGCAGAAAGCCCGTGTAGCTGCAATGGATGTGGAGCAAGCAGCGAGCCTTTAATGTCTTGGCAGACACTTGCGAAGTCTTTGCCTATAGGACAGAAGCGTAAAATACAATGCTGCGGTAAGGACGCCACGGCTTACGTTTCACAGAATAAGTACGGTATCCGTATGGGGCCGTGCTTTAGGTGTGGTCGAGAAGAGTTTATACCACATGGCCCTAGGTCTGTTAAAGAGATACTTGCTGCTAGGAAAGCCCTTGAGGACACCGTACAGCTACGTTCTATACCCAAGCGGGCGAAACTACTGTCAGACACAGAAACCCCTCCAGAAGCCATCATTTGGGTTTTAAAAGCAGGTTTATCGCCTGAATTAGCAGAAGGCGTCTATGGTATGCGCTACGATCCTGTCACAAGGCGAGTATGTATCCCTATAGAGGGTGGTTTCTTAGCTAGGGCTATATTCAATGAGCGTCCTAAATACGTAAAGGCCGGGGCAACTAAGACAGAGACCTACTCGCTTATAGAAGGAGATGGCCCGGTTGTTATGACTGAGGACATCTTATCTGCTATTGCGGTTAACCGTGCTGGATACAGTTCAATATCTGTGCTCGGTACAGCCATAACGCCTACTATTGCAGCAGAATTAGGTAAACACCGTGTTGTAATAGGATGGACTGATGGAGACCCTGCTGGAGACAAGGCATGGGTTAAATTGAGAAAACGTATGGGGTTATATCCTACTGAACTAAAGAGGATACGTACTGACAAAGACCCTAAAAATATTCACCGGGCAGATATTGTCCAATTAATTGAGGAAGTATTATGAAAGTTAAAGTAAGAGAAAAAAAACCTAAAGAGGGCATAGGTTCCCTTTTTATTGATAGAGACGGAGATATATACGTAAAGGCCAGCCAGTATGGTAATGATGATGCGACGTATATTAGAATAACCCACGTTAGAGATACACATATGGACAAACCACTACCTTATGTTTGCGGTGAAGGCGTAGCAGAGCAAGAAAACTTTAAACCATTCTTCGGAAAAGTAACTGTAGAGCTTGGTTAATGAAGTTAAGAATTAACGGTTATGCCCGTCACGGTAAAGACACTGTGGCAGACATCATAGCTAAAGGATATGGACTAATCAAGCCAGACGCTTCTAGGATCATAGCCCGGTATCTCGTGACATCTAGGTTGCCGCGTGGCTGGTATCCCGGTACACTAGACGAGCAGATTGAAGAGGCTTATCAAGATCGTGTAAACCATCGCACTGGGTGGTACAACTTCGTGTCCGATATGGGCGCGGAGACGTTATGCCTAGAGGTTATGCGAGAAGGTGACATCTACGTAGGGGAACGGAGACGCCAGAGCTTTGACCTTACTAAAGGTCTATTCGATTACTCTATATGGGTGGACGCCACAGGGCGCGGGCTTTTACCAGAGCCAGGGGGTTCATGTGATATTACATCAGATGGACACGATTATATAATCAATAACAACGGTACATTAGAAGAGCTTGAGACAGAAGTTCATTCCTTAATGACCGCTATAGGAGTACCTCGCATAAATGGCTAAAATTCGTATGCATAGTGGTCGATTAGTAGACCCCTTTAATTTAACGCCGGAAGACATCGTACCGGAAACATTTATACATCATCTATGTCTTATAAATAGGTTCCACGGGGCCACTAAGTATCCGTACAGCGTGGCACAACATAGTATGAACCTAGCTTATCTGGTTCCTTCTCATTTGGTAAAAGCTGCTGTTATCCATGACTTCTCTGAGGCTGTGTTTAATGATCTAGCATCTCCTGTAAAATATGAATTCCCTGATTATTCTTACGAAGAGAGACAGGCCGGGTACTTTATTGCGGACGTGTTGGGTGTAAAACAGAAATTACTAGAAGATTTGAAGCAGTATGATCTCCGGATATATATAAACGAGCGTGATGCCCTGTTTGATAACATAGATGAAATAGGAATGGGAGATGAACAACAACCGTTATATGTGCCTCCGGGCCTTTCCGATCTATTCAATGAAACACCTTGGAGAAAGGTTAAGCAAGACTTCCTAGAGCTATGGGATACGGTTAAATGACACAGGAGAGTTACGAATGAAACAGAAAACTATTAAAAACCACTTAAGGCATGTATTTGATAACTTTGTTTCGTCTGTTAAAGACGATGAAGTAAAAGAGGCGATACAACAAGGAACAATAATTACAGGCGGTGCCATAGCGTCCTTGCTTCTCCAAGAAGAGCCTAATGATTATGACATGTATTTTAAGGATTATAGCACAGCTAAATTAGTAGCAGATTACTTCGCCGCAGAGTTTAATAAACAAAAATCCGCGTCTGCTGCGGTAGAGGTTATATCAAATAAAGAGGAAAACACTGTGAGCGTTTTTGTAGCGTCTTCTGGAATTGCACAGGCCAAGACAGAAAAAAGGTATGCTCCTATATTTATGTCCTCTAATGCCATAACGCTAAACAATGACATACAACTTGTACTTCGTTTTATTGGTTCTCCAGAAGAAATACATAAAAATTATGACTTTGTACACTGTACTTCTTATTGGTGTTCATGGGATGATAATTTAGAGTGTCCCAAATCAGCTTTATTTGCGCTACTTGCAAGAGAATTAGTATATGTGGGTTCTTTATATCCGTTAGCGTCTATTATACGCACACGTAAATTTATACGGCGGGGATACAGTTGTACCGCAGGCCAATATTTAAAAATGTGTTGGCAATTAAACGCACTAGATTTAACTAATATTGAGGTACTACGGGATCAGTTAACTGGAGTAGACGCATTGTATTTTCAGTCAATGTTACATGCACTACAGGACAAAGACTTATCTAAAGTAGACAGTGGTTATTTATTTAATGTAATTGACGAGTACTTTTAATGATTAATGTCATAACCTCGGTATTTCCTGCATTAAGTAGCGTAATGATTATGCTTAATCTACGCAGGGCTTTTATTGACGAAGAGATTAAGGGTATATCGTTATACTCTCTTGGGTTCTTTACAATCTACGCCGGGTGGATGGTATTCTATTTTTATCACGTAGACGCTACGTACCCTATGTACACAGCAATAGCCAATTTCTTGGCAAACTCCGCCTACGGCAGTGCGGCAATTTATTACACGAGGAGACTACATGCTAGACCTCTCATTATTGAGGATACTTAAACACAAGGGAGACCTGTACCGGATACGAGGACGTGTCCCTAAAGCAGCTATCGACCCTCAGACACATATGCTGCTCAATGACTTCGATAAATACTTTCAGAAGTTCCCTGAGCACGATGTAGTAAAAATTTCTACGTTCCTTCCTGTATTCAGGAGCCTTCATACGAGTATGCCAGACGAGGAACGTAATGCCTATGAAGGTATATTAAAGAACGTAGCCAAAGACGTACCGGAAGACGAGAAGGCTGGTGTTATGTCTTCCCTACTGGAGTTACGTCTAGGTACAGACTTAGCTAACCTAATTGCGGAATGGGACGCAGGAGATACGGCTAACCTACATGCTGCCTTAAGAGACGTTTCTAACAACTACGAGAGAGACGCGGACATAAAATCTCTGGATTACTTGAGGCCAGACCTTGACATGCTTCTTAAAGAGGCAGAGGAAACTAACGGGTTGCAATGGCGTCTAGGCTGTCTAAGAGAGAGTATGCGGGCATTACGTGGAGGAGACTTCGGGATCATTGCCGGGAGACCTGATAAAGGTAAGACCACGTTCCTTGCGTCAGAGCTTACTCACCTTGCAGGACAGTTACCAGAAGGACGTAACGCCGTTTGGCTTAACAATGAGGGTAAAGGTGAACGTATCTACCTGCGCCTTATTCAGGCTGCACTAGGGATGACCTTATCCGAGATTAGAGCTTTCCGAGAGAACAACGATGTCATAGAAGCCTACGAGAAGATCGTAGGGGATCGCCATAAGATCAGGATCGTAGACATCCACGGAAAGGATACCTACGCAGTAGAGAACATAATCCGGGCCAATAATGCTGGCCTAGTTGTGTATGACATGATTGATAAGATCAGTGGCTTCGGTAACGAGGCCCGTACTGACTTAGTTCTTGAACGTATGTACGATTGGGGCAGAGACTTAGCGGTCAATTACGACTGTGTGGGACTAGCTACCTCTCAGATTAGCAATGAGGGCGATGGACTACAGTTCCCCACCCTTGGTATGCTTAAGGATAGTAAGACTGGTAAGCAGGGCGCGTGTGACTTCCAGCTTATGATTGGTGCATCAAACGAACCATCATTACAGGGATACCGTTATATTGGTCTTCCTAAGAATAAATTGCGTCGAGAGGACGCTCCCGGTGATCCAAGGGCTACCGTTAACTTTAAGCCTCAGATAGCGCGTTTTGATGACGTTCCTATTGACCCAGATACGGAGTAATTATGGCATTTAAGACGTACAACCAACGAGTTATAGAAGAGCGAGATGAATTAGACGATAGACTTAAAAGACTTCGCGTTTTTTTAACTACCGATCTATATAAATCTCTTTCTCGTGAGGATCGGGAATATTTGTACACACAGTCCATACATATGGACAACTATTTAGCAACATTAGTTAGACGCATAGGAAGATTTAATGGGTAAACGAATTGAAGTTACGGATGATGAAATCCGTACAGCAATGCGAGAGACTGGCGGTAATTACACTGCCGCTGCTCGATATATAAATAAGAATTACTCGCCGGAGAGCCGGGTAACACGTCAAAACCTACAGACATGGACAGAAGACCTAGGAGACCCGGAGACACTTGCTGTGGCCGATCTAGGTGCTCTACGCCAGACTAACCGTCGCCTTACAATTACAAACAATAACCTGCGCCGGGAAGCACGTAGAACACAGGACGGCATCAATGGACGGGACGACTTCTTAGTAGACCTTAAGAACGCCGTTCGATCTATACCAGCCGTTAATCCACCTGCTATTAGAGAACAGACGGGTACAGGTAAATCCCTGATTATTGAGCTTCTATTCTCTGATCTACAAATCGGGAAACTGATGAACGATTACGATAGCAAGGTAGCGAAGTTACGGGTACAAGAATACGTAGAGGTGGCTATCAATAATATTTACAGATACCAACGAGAAGGGTTCGTAATTGATAAGATTATATTCGCTGTTCTCGGTGACATCATTGAGAGCGATAAGAAGCATGGCCTACAGTCAGCACGGGCATGTGACATTGGTACAGCAGACCAGATTAAACTCTCACAAGAGATACTGTTCCACGAAGTAATCAGACGCCTAGCGGCTATTGCGCCGATTGAGTGTGTCATGGTAACAGGTAATCACGATTGGGACGGACATGGATTATTCATGTTCCAGCCCGGACGAGAGCAGCTTAGTTGGCCTCTATACCACGCTGTAAAGGAAATGAGCGAGTTGGCTGGACTAGATGCTAAGTTCTTTATCCCAGAAGGTGCGTTCCACGTACATCAGATTTACGGAAACAAGGTTCTATATGAGCACGGAGTGGGCGTAGCTGCTGGATACACACAGATGAAAAATCATGTGGCTAAACGTACTGACCAGCTTAAGGAATATATTACGCTATTCCGTATGGGAGACAAGCATAATATCAGTCGGTTCAACAATGATCGCTACGTAGTAAACGGGGCGTTCTTTGGTGATAGCCGGAGTGGTGAAGAATACAGCGGTATTGCCGGGTATGATGGAGAGCCAGCACAGTTGATGTTCGCTCATGTTAAACGTAAGGATAATTTCCGTACTTCGATCTTCGATAGTATGGCTATACAGTTAGGACACATTAAATGAAACATAGTATAATCAGCGCAGTCTACGGAAACTGTGCAGGATACCCTGTAGAGAACCGTGTAACGGTGGATCAAGCCGAAGACGGAGACATGTACGACAACAGCGTAGAGCTAGTACGGGCAGTAATGCAGAAGGAATACCCGGATTGTATCATTAATGTAGTTGAGGAGGAATATGAAGTACCTAATATTTGACAGCGAGACGCAGACACATAAGTCACACAAGCGTAAGGCTAATCCCTTCAACAAGGACAACTATGTGGTAGCGCGAGGATGGAAAAAGGAGAACCATGCCTCGTGCTCTCACGAGTTCTTTAAAGGCAAGACAGAGGATAACTATCTTAAAATTGATGACAACGTAGAAGTCCTTGTCGGCCATAATATTAAGTTCGATCTTCTCTATGAGATGGCGAACAACAGCCCAGACCTAAAGGCGTTCTTCAAGCGAGGCGGTCGAGTATGGTGTACACAGTACGCGGAATACTTGATACGCAACATGGAACGTAAGTACCACATGAACTCCCTTGACTCTATCGTAGAGAGCTATGGTGGACGCAAGAAGATTGATGGTATGAAGGCTCTGTGGGATGCCGGGGTACAGACCTCTGACATCGACCCGGAGCTTGTTAAAGACTATCTGGTCGGCACTGAGGAAGAGGGTCGTAACAGCGGAGACATAGGTAACACAGAGCTTGTGTACCTTGGTCAGTTGGCTCTTGCCGAGGAACAGGGTAAGCTACAGTCTATCAAGGTACGTATGGACGCTCTATGCGCCACTACTGAGATGGAATACAATGGTCTTAAGATATGTGTAGACACAGCCAAGAAAGACTTATCTAGGCTCAATAAGGAGCTTTCTGTAGCTACTAAAGAGCTAGACCAATATCTAAAGGATATACCGGACGAGGTTGGGTTCTCATGGGGATCGGGATGCCATAAGTCTGCATTGATTTATGGTGGAACAATCCGGTACGAGAAACAGACAACATACATGGACGAGAAGACCGGAGAGTTAGCTCGTAAGAAGGCCGTAGATAAATGGCCCCTGTTCGACAAAGAGCCATATGACTATGACAAATGTACATTTGTTGATGGCTTCTGGTATAAAGGAAGCAAGAAACAGGATACGTTTATATCCGGCAAGAAGAAGGGAGAGGGTAAGTTTAAGAACGTACCCGTACCCGGAGAGCTTAAGGTAAAATACCAAGACTTCTTCTGGGAGCTTCCCGGCTATGTCGATCCCGAAGAGCTTGAGATACCTAAGCTCAAGACCACAGACGGTGCAGGAAATAAGCTGTACTCCACAGATAGTGATACGGTTATTCTGTTGGGTGGAACAGGCGTACCCTTCTTAAAGGATATGTCTCTTAAGACAAAGCTAGATAAAGAGATAGGCACGTACTACGCTGTTAAGGACGAGAAAAACGGCGGGTACAAAGGTATGCTTACCTGCGTTGATCCATACGACAATATCATCCACCATATGCTTAATCACAGCAGCACAGTAACTAGCAGACTATCTAGCTCTAACCCCAACTGCCAGAATATACCGAGAGCACCTAGCCGAGTTAAGGCTATGTTCGTGAGTAGGTTCAAGAATGGCGTTATGGGCGAGATAGATTACTCTCAGCTTGAGGTCGTCGTTCAGGGTATGTTGTCTGGTGACAAACAGCTTATAACCGACCTGTGTAACCGAGTAGACTTCCATTGTAAACGAGTATCGAATAAATTTGGTATTTCTTACGAGGATGCTCTTGTGTGGTGTAAGGATGAAAACCATCCAGACCACGATACGTGGAAACCGCGCCGACAGGGTGTTAAAGAGTTCTCATTCCAGCGGGCTTATGGAGCAGGGGCGGCTACTATCGCTCTAGCTACGGGCATGACCAAGGAAGATGTAGAAGAGCTAATCAAGTCCGAAGAGCAACTGTATCCCGGCGTTGTTAAGTTCAATGAGGCGGTAGAGAAAGAAGTAATACACACAGCAGAGGCCTTCCGAGACGGTCAGCGCGGCTACCGGGCCTTTAGAAAAGGAACCTATCAAGCGCCAACGGGTACTACATACAGTTTCCGATCATACGATGCGCCCAAATGGTTACGCGAGAGAGACGGTATAATGGATACGTTTTCTCCCCCGGAGCTTAAGAATTATCCTATCCAAGGAACAGGCGGCGAGATTGTCCAGATGGCACTTGGCGTCCTGTGGAGATGGTTCGTATCGACTGATAACTTCGGAGGAAAAGCCCTTCTAGTAAATACCGTACATGATTGTGTATGGTTTGATATGCACCCGGATGTCGTTGACGAAGTCATTGAAGGATCAATGCGTATAATGCAGGCAGTGCCACAGATGTTAAAGAAGTTCTTTGACTACGATTGTCCTGTACCCTTCCCGGTTGATGCAGAAGTCGGCCCTAACATGCTAGACTTACATCACTGGACTAAGGCTTAATGCCCCTTATAGAAGAAAGGATAGATATGAGTAATGTATAATAAGATAAAACATTATTTAATAACTATATACTTTTAAACTTATTGTTGAAGTAGTAGAAGTACAAGAGTATTATAATAAACTAGGTATAAAAAAGGATAACCTATGAGTATTTTAGATCAAGCTAAAGCCTCCAATGAGGTAGTAGATCAGACCGAAGTTACTAAAGGCTTCACACCTTCTGTAGCACCAGAAGGATATACAACAGCGCGCTTTACAGGCTATGTTGAAATAGGTAAACAACCTCAGCGACCCTATAAAGGCCAAGAAAAGCCTCCAGCACTTATGGCCCTTCTTACGTTTGAACTTAATAGTAAGAAAAATATCGTAGAGTATGAAAAAGATGGCGAGAAGTTTACTCGTCCAAACACACATACTGAATGGATTAAAGTATCCAGTAACGAGAAATCCGGCTTCTATAAGTTGCTTATGAAGATGGCCGCAGGTCGTCAGGACATTAAGCATATGGCCCAGATGCTAGGCGAAGGGTTCCTTATCAAGGTATCACATAACGTGAGCGAGAAGGATGGTAACAAGCGAACATTCGTTAATATCAAAGACGAGAACGGATGGAACGTAGGTCCGCCAGTAATCTACGATCCCGTGGCAGATACAAGTACACCTACACCTGTACCAGAAATGACACTAGAGCCTAAGCTGTTATTGTGGGATGCACCAACATCCGAGCAGTGGGCAAGTATCTTCATTGATGGAGACTACACCAAGAAGGAAGGTGATAAGGAGATTACTGTGAGTAAGAACTTTATCCAACGTATTTGCCAAGAGGCAGAAGACTTTGAAGGCTCTGCGCTTGAGGCGTTTCTAGCTGGAGCAGGCGATCTTGCTGACCAGATGAAGCCTAAGACAGAGAAGAAAAAGACTAAAGCTAAAACTAAGGTCGAGACCATTGAGGAACCCGAAGAGGAAGCCGAGGAAGAAAAACCTGCTCCAAAAGAAGAGCCGAAGGAAGAACCTAAAGAGGAACCAAAAGAAGAAGCTCCTGCTGGAGACGACATCCTCGCTGATCTGGGACTAGACTAATTAGCGTATTAGAAACCTTTGGAGTGGCCGGGGATGATCTTCCCGGCCAGAACCCAGAATACGATTACCTAGCGCCCGTTAAAGGTCGGGTAGCTCACATTGATGCAGACTTAATTGCTTACATTGCGGCGGCAGATCGTAAAGACGAGCTAGACGGTATTAAGCCAATGCGTACTTTGACCGAGAAAAAGGAACAAGTAGTATCTCTATTGAAGATGCATATGAAACAGGTAGGCGCAACAGAGTATGTTGCTCATATTACCCCGCCCGGATCAAACAAAGGGGGTAGGAACGAAGTAGCCGTTACTCGTCCGTATCAAGCTAATAGAGCAGACAAGGCGAAGCCTGCCGACCTAGACGCTATAAGACACTTCATTGGAGAAGAGTTGAACAGTATTGTCCATTTAGATCAGGAAGCTGATGACGGGATGACACAGGCCAACTACGAAGCATGTCAAGCAGGTACTCCAGAGCTATCTGTAATCGTGTCCAAAGACAAAGACCTTCGTATGGCCCCCGGCCTTATATGGGACTTTGATACAGAGGACTTGATAGACAACTCTCACGACACCTTCGGACTTGTGTGGATAGACCGTAGTAAGTCTGCTGCCAAAGTCCTAGGATGGGGTACATCATTCTTTTGGGCGCAGTGTCTTATGGGAGATACCGCCGACAACATTGCAGGACTTCCTAAGTACACACGAGAGAAAGACGGTAAGTCTATGTCCTGTGGCCCGGTGGCCGCTTATAATCTTATACATGAGTGTAAGGATGATCTGGAGTGCTTTGAGTTAGTCAAGAAGCTGTACTCCGAAAGCCAACACGAGTGGATTGATTATCGCACACAGGAACCGACTACATGGCAGAAAGCTCTTATGGGTGACATGGAGTTACTGTGGATGAAGAGAGTAAAGGGAGAAACCCCGATAGACTGGTTAAAGGAATTACATGAAAAAGCTAAAGCAGACGCAGGTTCCGGCAGTAAGGCAGGCGCTTCTTAAGAAGCAGGATTACATATGCCCACTGTGTCTAAAATCTATGAAAGGTTCAAAAGGCAAAAACCCCGCCTTAGACCATGACCACACTACGGGATACATACGTGACGTACTGTGCCTTAACTGTAATGGTATGGAGGGCAAGATAGCTAATCTAGCTACCCGGTGTGTAGGACGTACACAAGTGCTTTCATTCTTGAGAAGGCTTGTTGCGTATCTTGAAAGACACGTAGAACCTAAACATGGTGGTTACATATACCCGTCACATAAGACCGAATTAGAGAAGCGTCTAGCTAGGAATAAAAAGGCTAGGCTAAAGAGAGCAAAACTTAAGGCCAATTTATGAGCACAATCCAAGACCAGCTTCAATGGGAAAAGGATATGAGGGATAGAGGCGTGAGTAGGTTTCGAGCGCAGCAGTTAGCTGCCAAGGATACCCGTGCTCACGAGACCTCGGCAGGTAGTAGTATTTTACGTGGATACGTGCTCACAATATCCGATCATATATCTCTGTACCTAGAAGGAAAACACCCAGAAGGACGTAGACGTAATAAATACGCACAGCTTGTAAAGACGATTGATACGGACAAGGTATCAATGATAACCCTTAGACAAGTCATTGGTGCGGTGTTTGGTAAGCCGCGTTCGTTAGCTTCTATGTGTATATCCATAGGACGATCATGTGAGGACGAGCTACGCTTCATGCACTTCCAGACGGAGTACAAGGAGTATTACGATACTCTGATACGTGACTTCGACAGGAAGAATATATCCTCTTATAACCACAAGAGAACAGTGCTGGTCAAGAAGGGTAATGATAAAGGCTTGGTCTGGAAGGACTGGAGTAAAGAGGATAGATTGGGCGTAGGCGCAGTCATCCTCTCTCTCGTTATAGAAGTAACGGATTTGCTTAAGAAAACCTACACGTACAAAGGAAACAAAAGCACCGCGCATATTGTACCTACAGACGAGTGCATTGAATGGATCAAGAAGCATGACAGTTTCATGGAGCTTACTAGCCCAGACCATATGCCGTGCCTAGTACCGCCTGCCGATTGGGTAACAGTAACGGACGGTGGATACTATATCCCGGAGATGCGAGATCGTACACCCCTTATTAAAACGACAGGCGGAGGTGAATACAGGAAAGCTCTGTATGCTAATGCAGAGATGCCTGCCGTACTAGACGCGATTAACTCTATGCAGAAGACAGCTTGGAGAGTTAATACAGCAGTGATGGATGTTATGCGTGAGGTATGGGCCAAGAACCTGTCATGTGGCATGCCTAGATCAGAACCGTATGACTTTCCAGAAGCGCCTATTGCAGAAGATGTAGACGTTAACTCATTACCTCTTAATCATCCAGATAGGTTGGCCTTCGGGGAATGGAAAGCGGATATGAGAGAATTGTACACGAAAGAGAAAGAGCGGGTGGCCAAGAACCTAGCCCTAGTACGTACAATGCGTATGGCCGGAGAGCTTTCTACACGAGACGCCTTCTGGTATGTGTATCAATGTGATTTTAGAGGCCGGGTATATTCCGCTTCTAATGGCCTGTCTCCGCAAGGAACAGATCACGCCAAAGGCCTTATAGAGTTCGCAGAAGGAAAGCGATTAGGCCAGCGCGGTCTATATTGGTTCAAAGTAAATGGCGCGAACAAATACGGAAACGACAAAGGAAGTTATGATGATCGAGTTAAATGGGTGGACGATAACAGAGATAAATGGAGAGCGGTGGGAGAAGACCCTATTGGAAATCGGGCCTTATGGGCAGATGCAGATAAACCCTATCAGTTCCTCGCATGGTGTATTGAGTTCGAGAAGATGTCCAGACAGCCGTATCCGGCCACATTCGTGTCTCACCTGCCCGTGGGACTCGACGGTTCCTGTAATGGTTTACAACACTTCTCCGCTATGTTACGTGACGAGATCGGAGGAAAAGCAGTCAACCTCGTTCCTAGCGAAACTCCGGCAGATATTTACCAAGTCGTTGCCGATACATGCCAAGAAAAGCTACATTCGTGTCAGAAAGATGGAGACGGGGGAGCAGTAAACTGGCTTAGTGCTTTACCGGACAACAAGGTTCCGCGCAGCTTAACTAAGAAGCCCGTTATGACATTACCGTATGGCGCAGTGCAACAAAGCTGTACACAGAGTATATATAGCTGGCAACATGATTACATTCCAGAGGCGTTTGAGAATAATACTAAATTCAGACACGCCTTATACCTTAGTCCTTTAGTATGGGACAGTATCAGTGAGGTAGTCATTGCAGCTAGAGAAGCGATGGACTGGATACAAGAGTGTAGTTCAATCCTAAGTAAGGAAAACCTGTACATAGAATATACCAGTCCTATTGGGTTCCCGGTATTACAGGTAAGCAATCACTATAAGGTTAAGCGGATCGAAACGCAGATATGTGGAAGGCTTAGGATTAACCTAGCGAAGAGTACAGACAAACTTGACGTGCGTAAGCAGAGGCAAGGTTCTAGTCCCAACCTAGTACATCACGTAGATGCCTGTCATATGATGATGACTATAAACGACGCAGCGGATAACGGTATAACGTCTTTTGCCATGATCCACGATGATTTTGGTACACATGCATGTGATGTTGATGTAATGCAAGCCGCTATACGTAGACAGTTTGTACGGTTACATTCAGAGAACGACATACTGGATAACTTTAAACGTACACACGAAGAGCGACACTCTATGGAGTTGCCTCCTATTCCAGCTAGAGGTACGCTGGATATTAACGAGGTTTTGGCATCGGACTACTTCTTCGGATAACTTAATCCCCCCTATTGAACATACACGCCTGCCTAATCGTAGCCAATCTGCGGTTAGGCGGGTAACTAATAGGAGAGGTTATGTATGAAGACTTAGACCCTTCCGAAGCCTTACTTATCATTATAGACTTTGTATTGCGCGGTGTAGAGATACCCGCTGCGCTAAAGGCGCTCGTTTCTGACGAAGACCTAGAGGCAATACAAAACCCGGAGAGTATAAATGCGTGAAGTAGAAGCACAGCTCCTTCCTGTAACCCATATGTCTAGTCAAGTGATTGACAGCCTTAGAATAGCCTTGCGGCCAGAAGTTCTAGGTAAAAATAACGACAGATTTGATATGGGAGTAGAGTTTCAGAAATTTACTATACGAGAGCAACTTAACACAATACTGAATAAACCAGTATTCTAATGCTCCGTAAAGCAGAACACACCGACATGGATCATATCATTGATCTGGTGTATAAATTTAACACACAGTATTTCGATATTGAGTTAGACCCCGATAAGACTGAGTACATGACGTACCAGCTAATCACAAACGGCATTGTATTCGTATCCGATAATGGTTTTATCGGTGGTATGGTCGTTCCAGACATGTTCCGTAATTGGACATATCTACAAGAACTTGGATGGTTCTCTACCGATAGCTCAGGTTATCGACTACTTCGTAAATTCATAGCAGCAGCTAAAGAGCACGAAGTAGACGAGATACGTATGTGTACATTAGAGAACAGTAACCCCCAAGCGGAGGAAATACTCCGTAGAGTGGGGTTTTCTCCTATAGAACAAAGCCACAGGCTTATATTAACGGAGACATACAATGGCAGCACTTAGTACAATTATTGCTGGAGCGGCGCTAGGCCTAGGCGTAGCAAGCACAGCTTCATCAGTAATCAATGCCAAGAAAGAACGAAAAGACCAAAAGGCAGCTAACCTGCGTCAAGAGACACAAGCTAAAGAAGCAGCAGCCTTGAGTAAGGTCAGGGACGGAGACAGTGCGGACGTAGTGTTCGGTACGTCTAAGGCGTCAGATGAACTACTTAAACGCGGATCGAGACGTAAGACCACTTCTAACAAGAAGGTGTCCAGTCCTATTGGTGGCCTATAATGGACATCATGGAAACAATGCCCCACCGCATTTCAGATGTATGGAGCGAAATGGAATTAGAGAAGGGTGACCTAGTAGAGAGAAGCCGTGCTTACGCTCGGTGGACTATACCAGCAGTCCTTCCTGCGGATAACACCGAGAAAGAGGAACAGCAGAAGAGTAGCGTTATGATTGGCGCTAGGCTTGTAAATCACCTGTCTAACAGATTGATCGACGTACTGTTCCCAATATCACGTCCGTTCTTCACAGTAGCCCTTACTCCAGAGGCTCTTTTAGAAATAAAGAAAGAGCATGGTGAGGATAATATAGCCAAGGTACAGGATTTTGTACGAGACAGTACATCTAGTCTTGAGAAGGTAGCTATGAGAAAGCTACGTCTTACAGAATACAGGCCAACAGCTATCATGGCTGCAAAGAACCTTATCATATCCGGCAATGCCTTATTGAGGCGTATGCCATCCGGTAAGCGTATTCTATACGGTATCGACAGGTTTGGCATTCGAAGAGACTTAGAGGGTAACGAGTTTGAAGTCATTTTACATGACAAGAAAAAGCTCAGTACATTTGATAGCTCCCTTCAAATCCTAATCAAAGAGAACCAACGCAGAGAAGCTAAGGTGACAGGCGACGAGGATGATGTTATTCTTCTAACCCGGTATATTAAGCTAGAAGACGGGCGTTGGGAAATATCACAGGAAGCTGACGGAACCCCTTTGGGTAACAATAAAGTACTTTCTGCTGATGACTATGACTTACTTCCCCTCACATGGAGCCTAGCTTCCGGTGAACATTACGGCAGAGGTTTGGTAGAAGATCATGCAGCTACGTTCCACGAACTAGATGTTATGACTGCCGCCGCTACAGACTTGATGGCTATTATATGTGACATTAAGTTTCTCGTGAAGACAGGCTCTAGCCTAGCTATGCAAATAGGTGAGCTTAATAGAGCACCTAGAGGACAATACTTCCCCGGCAACGAGGGAGACATATCTGTACCCGAAGTAGCAAAGCGCGGTGAGCTTGAAGTAATCATGGCTGCTATCAATAAGTGGGAGAACGACTTAAGCCAAGCCTTCCTACTATCCAGTGTACGTGATGCAGAGCGCGTTACAGCAGAAGAGATTAGGCTTATTGCATCGGAGCTAGAAAGCTCATACGGCGGCTTGTATTCACAGTTAGCTATGTCTTGGCAACAGAAAGAAGCGGACTACGCTATAGCGCAGATCGACTTCGATAAAGAGTTAGACAGTAATATAGAAATCTTTGAGGTTCTTGTTACTACAGGCCTAGAGAGCTTGTCCAGAGAAGGGCAACTTGATAACCTACGTCTAGCACTGGCCGACCTACAGATGCTACAGAACATCCCGGACGAGATACGCGCTGCGATTAACCCAATGCGGTTCTCCAGTTACATATTCACTAATCGTTCCGTTGATTGGAAACAGTTATTGAACACTCCAGAAGAGATGGAAGTACAGCGTCAACAGGCACTAGAAGAAGCTGGTAGACTTGAAGAGCAGAAAGCTCAGAGCAAAGTGGCAGAACATGCCGGAAAAGCATCAGTAGATGCGCAACAGTCATAGGAGAGATATATGACAACTACACCGACTACCCCTCCTGCTATAGTAGAAGACCCTAACCGGGTTCCTCCTGTAGCAGACCCTACTCCTCCCGTACAGGAACCTCCTGTAAACCCAGAGGATAAAAATCCATTCCTTCCTCCTGTAGAGACGCCCAAAGAGGACGAAACTACTCCACCAGCAGACCCTACTCCTCCAACAGAAGAAGAGCCAAAGGTAGAAGAGGAAGAAGAGAATAAGGAAGATAATAAGGAAGAGGTAGCCCTAGATACAGACGTATGGGGAGACACCGGATCAGATGTAGGTAACAATACACTTACGGTTCTACAAAATGCAGGCGTCACTACAGAGGAAGCCAAGGCTATCCTATTCGACGCAGTATCTTCCGGCGATATTGATAAGATCGACACCGCAGCTTTAGAAGCCAAGGTCGGTAAGTCTGCCGCCGCCATAATCCTTACTGGTACTAAGGCATTTATTAAAGAGGCTCAAGAGAAAACCGCCGCCATTAAAAACACTGTTTATGAGGCAGCAGGTGGTGAAAGTAATTGGGATACCATTATTAAATGGACTAAATCCAGTAACACAGACATCTCAGAATACGCAGAGATGATTGACCGTGGTGGAGCGGCTGCACGTTTTGCAGTAGCAGAGATCACAGGTCTTTACAACGCAGATGCCAAAAATACGGCCATCGAAGTTGGTAAACCCCAACGCGCAGAACCTACTTCTAGTGCGGCCCCGGCTGTAGAGCCTATTACGAGAATACAGTTTGCAGAGCAACTGGACGACGCGCATCAGCGCGGAGACCAGAAAGCAGTAGACCGTATTAAAGCAGCACGGCGCGCAGGCCGTAAATTGGGCATATAAGCCCTTATAAACAGAAAGAGATATTATGTCAGGTATTAATATTCCAGCAGACAGTACGCATCTATCAGATCAGGATCGTGCAGATTTGATCGACCATTTCGGTGGTGTAGTTGACAGCCAGTTTGCTAAAAAATCCATCATGCGGAAATTTGTCCGCGTTCGTACTATCCGTGGTACAGATACAGCCATTGAGCGCCGTATCGGTAAGACAACTCTCGTAGGCCTTACCCCCGGTGTACGTCCTCCTGCAACACCAACGCCTCAAGGCAAAGTATCCGTAACAGTGGATACAGTGGTACTTGCACGGGACAATCAGTCCTTGCTTAACTCATTCCAGAGCGATTTCAATGTTCGTAAGGAATTGGGTGAGGATCACGGTAAAGAGCTTGCTAAGTATTTCGATACTTCGTTGCTCATTGCAGGCGTTAAAGGCTCTGCCACGACTAACCAAGACACGCTTAATGGAGCCTTCGGCCCCGGTACTACTACTACACTGTCTAATGCTGGTGATGAAGAAGACCCGGATGCGCTGTATGAAGCCATTGCCGCTGGTCTGGTTCAGTACGAATTGCAAGACATCGACACAGATGAATGTGCAATCTTCGTTAACCCAACACAGTACGATGTTCTTATGAACAACGATAAGCTACTGTCCCGTGACTACTCGTCTTCTAACGGAGACTTCGCAGGCGGTAAGGTTATGACTGTTAAGGGTTGTCCGCTGGTGAAGACTAACCGTCTTCCTCAGACTGCCATCACAGGCCATATCCTGTCTAATGCTAATAACAGCAACTTCTATGACGTATCTGCAGCAGAAGCAAACGTCACTGCTCTTATTATGCATCCTAAGTCTATCCTCGTTGGTGAAACAATCCCAATGACATCGAACGTCTACTTCTCTGATATTGAGAAGCAGTGGTTCATTGATAGCTGGACATCATATGGTGCTGGCATTAACCGCACTGATACGTCTTACGCAATCCGTAAGGCATAAGTTATATAGCCTCGTTCCTTCGGGAGCGGGGCTTTTTTTGTTTGTCGTGTAGTTCTATAAGTCGTACTCTCCGCGCAGGGACTACATCACTAACAAAAGAAAGGTGATACCATGACGAAAGAAATTCGTTTAATTAACGCTATGCTTGCTACAACAGGTACAGCGCCACTGGCGGCGTCTGATATTCGCCACCCAAATTATGTAAAGGCACGTAACACGTTAGATGACGTACTCGAACAATTCTCTAGCATGGAATTATGGTTTAATACGAGCCTACGTACATTAGAACCCAATACAGATAACAAGATACTCGTACCAGAAGGTACAATGACTTGTGATCCTACGGACACGTCTCTGGATTATTCAGTGCGAGGTAGATACCTGTTTGATAATAAAAACTATACTTATGAGATTGAATGTCCTGTAGAGTGTATTGTTATCGTACAGCTACCCCTAGAAGACTTGCCGCCTACTGCGTATCAGTATCTACGTGCATTAGCTCGATATGAGTTCTTCCTAGATCAGGACGGAGCTACAGCTAAACTAGATAGATACAAAGAAGCAAAACAGAAAGCAGAAGTACGGCTTATTGAAGAGAATATAAAACTAGCAGACAGTAACTTCTTTAACAGTCCTGCCTATATATATTTCAGAACGCGGCGTAACTCCGGTAGCAGCACATACTCCAGTAGCGTATTAGGTAGACCATAATGGCCGACCACAGTAGCCTAGGATCATTGTTACAGGGGATTAGCCAACAGCCTGCACACTTGCGTCAGGACGGACAGCTAACCGCACAAGTCAACGGTATTTCGGACGTAGTACGCGGATTATCTCGTCGCCCCGGAACCACATTAATAAACACAACGGCTATCCCACGGGGTATGCGTTACCTAGATAGAGAGCTTGAGATAGAGGGCGAAATATATCAGCTTGCTTATACAGCAGGTCAGTTATATATCGTATCTAAAGAAGGCATTCTACAGACTATTATCGAAGAGGATAATGCTCTTGATTATATCGGTTCAGATATATCCGCGTATTCTTATGACGACGCCATATACATCACTAACCGAGACAAGATCGTAGAGTTAGACCCTACAGACACAAGTGGACAGGACGAGGTAATCACAGACATTGGTCTGGTGATGTCCTTGGGCGGTCTATTTAGTCATACGTATTCTATAATCATTGAATACAGCGATGGGTATAAGGCCACAGGAAACTACATGGCCCCTCACGGAATTGATGATGGAGATGCAGCTAAAACTACATCCAAATATATCATGTCATCTCTAGCCACAAGTCTACAATCAGGTCAAGGCATTACAGGATACACTAACGTAGAAGATGGAGTAGATACTCCTATTTATACGTCCAACAACGCAGTACGTGCTGGAACGGTAGTTACGGTATCAGGCAGCGTTATGTCCATAACAGGTGTATCTGATATTAAGATTACAGTCGAAGACGGATCAGGTGGAGACACCTTGCGTAAACAGACCGCCGTAGCTAAGTCTACAGAAGACTTGGTAGAACTCGCACCACATGGAACCCTCGTTAAGGTTATCGGATTAGATGACACAGAGGATGACTTCTGGATGCGCTTTGAGGTAGACGGAGAAACTACTGTAGGTGCTTCCTTTGGAAGTGAAGGTCTGTGGCGTGAATGGGTTAATGCTTATGAGACGGTTGCCTTCGATAAGACAACTATGCCGCACGTATTAACTAAGACAGGCGACAACGAGTTCACCTTACGTCAAGGAGACTGGCAACCACGTAGAACAGGAGACGAGAATACTAATCCGTATCCTGATTTCGTAGGTAGGTCAATTAGAGACGTAGCTGGATTTCAGTCACGTCTAGTATTCGTAAGTGGGCCACACGTATTAATGAGCAGAACAAGTATTCCGCTGGACTGGTATGCACAGTCTGTAGTGGCTACAACCGCCACCGACCCGGTAGGGATGCTGTCTACAGCAGAGAACGAGAACAATCTCGAATGGATTATTGCTTTTGATAGAGACCTTGTTATATTCGGTACTACTGCTCAGGCATTGGTAAGCGGATCAGTCAGGTTCTCTCCTAGCAACAACTCTATGACAGAGACTACGGCCTTCGGAGCGGACTTATCAGTTCGTCCCGTGAGTACAGGCAGAACAGTCCTATTTCCTTTTACTAGGGGCAAGTGGTCTGGCATAAAAGAGTTCTATTCTATTAATACGGATACCGCTAATACAGCAGTAACCCTGACAGAACTACAGAAGAAATACATGAAGGGTAACATTACCCAGATTGTATCCTCGCAGGACTTCGGCCTAACTATGGCTATCACAGACGATCCAGATCAACGTAATATAGTATTCGTTAACCAATACATTTGGAACGGTCAGGAAAAGATACAAGATGCTTGGCATGAATGGGTATTCCCGTACCCCGTTGTAAATATGTTTATTGAAGACGAGGATATATACCTATTGATGGATACCGGAAACGGTGTCGTACAAACGTCTATGTTTTTAGATTTCAGAGAAGAGGAAGACTTAGGTTATTCTCTATGTCTGGATATGTATGATAAAGATACTGTAACGTATTCCGATACTATTTCATCTATTACGTCTGACTATGATAACCTCGTTATCGTACAGGGTGATGGATGTGACCGACCCGGAAACACCGTTAAGTACACCGTTACGGGTACAGGGCCATATACGTACTCATTCTCTTCGGACGTTGTTCCAGAGGATGCACAGGTTTTCTATGGTATTCCATACGAAACCGTGCTCACCCCAACTATGCCGTTTATACGGGATAAAGATGGTAAAGCACAGCGGTATGCAAAGCTAACTGTAACAGAGTTCATTCTATACTTCGAAGACAGCGGATACATCTCCGCTACGATGTCATCTAAGTACAGGTCAGAGGATACAGTAGTATCTAACGAGCGATATGTATTGGACATTGACTTAGACGATACAGACTTTAACGGCACGTCTTCCGGTACATTTGTTGTACCTTGGGGAGAGCGTTCTGATTGGTCTGAATTTAGTATCAAGGCAGATCACGTCTGGCCTGTATCAATTACTGAAATTGAATGGGCGGGTCAACCACTAACAAGAGGAAGGAGAGTATAATGGTATCACCATTACTAGCTGCCAAACTAGGCACAGATGTCGTAGGTGCAGCAGGTAACTTTATACTCGCTGATACTCAGGTTAAGATGCAGAAGGATGCTCAAAAGCACAGAGAGGCTATGTTGGGCATCTCTTCTGCACTACAACTTAACAGTGTAACTAAACAAGAGATAGACGTTAGAGACAGTTCTATACGACTACAGCAGCAGATAAGTATTGCGTCAATGCAGGACAAAGGTCAGGCAGAGGTCAATGCAGCAGCAGCAGGAGTAGCAGGGAGCAGCGTCGATCAGGTTATGCGTGGATTAGAGCGCAGTGCTCTTAACGCTAACTACGCGCGTATGAAGAGCCTCAAGAGCAATATGCAGGCTGCTGGCGATCAGCGTAAGAACATTACACTTAATCGAATTGCAGGCAGGGATACGCGAGTATTCCAGTCTCCTAACGTAGGCATGGCATTACTCGGACTAGGTACAAGCCTAGTAAGTACATATAATAATAACCAGCCGGAAGGCGATGGACTAGGAAATTCTCTTAGTCGATTACTTGGAGGTAAGGGATAATGAAAACTGGTCAAAACGAAAGAGCACGGGTGAGCGATAGCCTTGCTGGTGCTAATCAAGTAGTTCCTGCTGCACGGCCTAGTGCAGGGTTATCTGTATCCGCTGCCCCCGTTCCTGACGTGGCACAGTCGTTTACGAGCAGGCTTGGCTCTTCTCTTAATGCGTGGGCCTCAGAAGCTCTACAGACCGCCGCTAATAAGGAACATGAGAAATCAATCCTTGACGGTCAAATGGCCTATCAACAAGGTAAGGCTATTGATGATGTAGAGATGGAAGGCAACAAATGGGCGCTACAGGGCTATCGGGTCATGCAGGCACAGACCATATCGTCTTCAATGCTTGCAGCACAACAAGAGCTTATTCGTCAGAAGGGTTATCAAGATGATCCTGATACGTTTAGAGCACAGTACGTTAATCAGCTTGAGCAGCAGATCAATGGATTAGATGAACGCACGGGACGCATGGTCAGAGAAACCATGTCCAAGCAGATGCCTGTCCTCGTACAGGAACATACTAAGGCTCACTTGGCTTACCAAGAAGGTGAGGCATTTAAAGCCCTTAGTTATTCTATTGATACGGTGTCTAAAGACGCAACAGCTACCGAACAACTAATCGCCGCAGCAAGCGGTGGAGCGGGTTCTGTATCTTCTGGGCTAAGTGATGACCGGAGAAACAAAGCCGTAGCAGAGGGCGTTATACGTGCCTTTGAGAACGGTAATGCACAGGCTTACTCTAAGTTAAAACAGGCAGGCGTATTGGATAATTTAAGTAATACCGATAAGCAAGCCATAGATAACGCACGTAATCGCTACCAAAGTGATCTACGTTCTGAATACAATGAGAAATTCATTGCAGAACGGGACAGTCTAGTACGCGAGATAGCTACAGGAGCCTTGACAGGTAAACAGTCTATGGAAGCCTTCGCAAAGCTCTATGCTGAACACGGTATGGATATTGATGCCACAGAGGCTAATGCAGCCTACGTAGCAGCCGAAGACGCTATTACCTATGAGCTAGAGGGCGACGGGTATTTACTCAAGCAGGCTAAGGCTATGGGAGACACAGATGCCATAGAGTATCTGGAGAATAAGATAGCCAAGCAAGGTGGGCCTAGGCCTGCTGATGCTAAGACCAGAGCCGATACCATTCAAAAGGCTATGCAAGAGCTTGAGGAACAAAGTGACCTAGCGGCTACGGAAGAGATGCGGCTTTCTCAGATTGCCATTGATGCTCGACTAGAGAACCAAGAGATTTCTAAAGACGAGTACATTAGGTTATCAAGAGAGAACCGTAATGCTTTCGGAGTTAAACAGTCTGCGGCCATTACAGGACATATGATCTCTACTATCACTAAGGCACACAAAGCCAATAGGGATAAGGTAGACGAGAACAAGCGTGAAGCGTTGGATGCGCAGTTTGAGCTAGTCAAGGCTAAGTTTAAATCTGAGGTATCTCGTGAAGGTGTTACCCCGGCAGAGGCTAACCGTCTAACCACAGAGTATCAAAACAACGTGGTAGAGATGTATGCAGCTAATGGCGTGTCTTTAAAGGACATGGGTTACGCTTCCATTACAGCAGATGCAGCAGCACTGTATTACACAGCAGAAGCAGATGGCATTGAGTACCAGCAGAACCGCCGCTTACAAGAGTAGTCTGCGCGTACTGGAACCATTAGTGAGATGTCCGTAAAAGATCAGCGGGAATACTGGCAGAACAAGTCTAAGGATATTGTTGCACAGATTTCTGGTGAGATTGATAAAGGAGCTATAACAGAAGATGACGCGGTTGCGCTTATGCAGACCAGTCTACTTGCTGCTTATGTAAGTGCGGGTGCAGTCGATCCACAGACAAGAGCAGAGGCTATTGCTGTGTTAGGTCAAGACGAGCTTGTATCCTCAGACGGTAAAGTAAATCCAAACGTAGTAGATACGGTGCGGAACTACGTTACCTTGAAAGAGAATGATACGCGGGTTGCTGACAGTATGTTAGACAGTCGTACACAGCTTATTGCAGAACAGATCATTGAAGCGTCTGGCGGCATTGGTGGGAACATACAAGATGGTGTGTTACGTTATAATGATGCTAGACAAAAGATTGGTGGTTTTGAAGAGAATAAGCCAGAGATAACGGAAGCTACTATCAAGAGGGCTAACAAGGCGGTTAAATCCTACTTGGCTCGTAAAGACGTAGGCATTATACAGGCCATATTCTCAGAAGCTACTATTGACCAGACTAAAGACCGTACAGGTCAAGAACGTAAGGCACTTCGATCAGAAGAGACACAAGAGTTATTTGCTAATCAAGTATTGGCAGAGACTACTAGACTGTCTTTCCTTGATCCCGGTAGTGATCCACGTTTAATGGTCAAAGCTGCGATGGATAATGTAGCACGTAGAACAGACTTCATTGGTGACACCCCTGTCATCATGGAACCCGGAAAAGGTATGAAGGAGCAGTTGTTCGGTGCTAGTGTATCCCAGATGGATAAGCCTGATGTCGTAAACGAAGTAATCATTGACCACCTTCGTGGATTAGCAGAGCTACCCGGTAACGAGTTCATTAAAGAGGTCGGTACTGGAGCACAGTTATTATCTAATTTGGGCGAAGCTATAGGCGTTGATGTAGATAGACCTGTAATAGGTGCAGGCGAATTGATCGACATATCTCGTAGAGGTGTACGCCCCTTTACCGTACTCAGTGATGGTAAGAACGTAGCAGTACGTATCCGGACAGAGACGGGTGCACTAAGCGAACCTATCGCTTTAGACCTTCCAAAGATAGGCGAGGCCTACATGAAGAAGTACAAAAATAATATTTCCAAGAGGGCTTGGGAGTAAGAACACCGTCCCGGCCAATAATGGTCGGGACACATTCCTAGGAGAGACTAGACTTATGACAGATAGTACAGAAGATTTAAGCGCCCTTTCCTCGGATAGGCGCGAAGAGATAAAACGAAGCCAAGCACAGATGGGTATCCTAGATAACATCAAAACAGGCTTTAGCTTAACCGCTGCATCAGCAGGATCGCGGTTGATAGAACAAGAAGCGCCCGGACTGTTTAAGCCAACTGTTACACAGGAGGTTGATAAACTAAGTCTTGGGCCATTACAGGATTTAACTAGGCAGAAAGCATTAGAGCTTGATACAGGCCTAGCAGCAGTTAAAGCACTTACAGGACAACGAGCAGAAGGGTTTGATAACTCTTATGTAGCCTACGATCATGTAGACACCTTGCTTGAAGACATACCCCGTAAGTATCATGGTGACATTATGGCAGAGAATAGCTTAGATGCTGCTCTACGTACTAAGTCACGTATCCAAGAGGATTTACAGACACAAGAATTAATGTCGTTACAGAACGGCGGTGGTACGGCTAGGTTAATCGGATCACTGGTAGACGTAGA